CCTGTTTCGTGCTAATCGGCAAGGATTCCTGAAATGCTACAGCGAGGCCGGAAGAGCGCCGAGGGGCTCTCGGTGGTACGGGTCGCACCCCATGAGAGGGTCGCACCTCCTGATCGCCTGGGAGACGACGAGAGCGCGATCTGGCGCGAGATTGTCGCCTCGAAGCCTGCGGACTGGTTCGGTCCCGACAACCTTCCGCTCCTCGAGCACTACTGCACGATGGCCGCGGAATCCCGGCGCGTCTCGCGCAAGCTGCGCGAGGTAGGCCCGGAATGCCTCGACGACTACGACCGCCTGATCAACCTCCAGACGAAGATCGGCGGACAACTCGCAAGCCTGGCGACGAAAATGCGACTGACGCAGCAGAGCCGGTACGGCGCCCGCGCGGCAGCAACCGCAAGCGATCGCGCGGCTCCGAAGAAACCCTGGGAGTTCGGAACCTAACCAGGGGCGACCGGAACATCGCCTGGATCGAGGCGACCTGTCGGGTACCGGAAGGCGCCCTGGTCGGTCAGCCGGTCAAGCTGCGCGAATGGCAACGGTCGATTATTCGCGGAATCTACGACTCCCCGACGCGACGAGCGATCGTCACGTTCGGACGCAAGAATGGCAAGACGTCGCTCTCGGCGTTCCTGCTACTCCTGCAACTCTGCGGACCGGAAGCTCGAGCGAACTCGCAGCTCTTCTCGGCAGCGCAGAGTCGAGACCAGGCGGCAATCCTCTTCGCGCTCGCCGCGAAGATTGTCCGGATGTCTCCGGATCTGAACGCGGTCGTCGCGGTTAGAGACACAGCGAAGCAGCTCTACTGCCAGGAACTCGGGACTCTGTACCGGGCGCTCTCGGCGGAGGCCTCGACCGCCTACGGTCTCTCTCCGGTCTTCACGGTTCACGACGAGCTCGGCCAGGTGAAGGGGCCGCGGAGCGAACTCTACGAGGCGCTCGAGACCGCGAGCGGCGCCCAGGCGGAGCCGCTCTCGATTGTGATCTCGACGCAGGCGCCGACCGACGCGGACCTTCTGTCGGTACTGATCGACGACGCGAAAACCGGCGCCGATCCGAAGACGAAACTTTTCATGTTCTCGGCGGACGAGTCGATGGACCCGTTCTCCGACGAAGCGATGAGGGCGGCGAATCCCGCCTTCGGCGACTTCCTCAACCCGACGGAGGTCCGGGAGCAGGCCGCAGCGGCGAAGCGAATGCCGTCGCGCGAGAGCAGCTACCGGAACCTGGTGTTGAACCAACGAGTCGACCAGACCTCGCCGTTCGTGCCTCGAGCGATCTGGCTACGGAACGGTGCCGATCCTGTTGAGGCCGCGTTCTACGAGAACCCGGTCTATATCGGGCTCGACCTTTCGGCGCGGAACGATCTAACGGCGATGGTTGCTGTCGCTCGAGACACCTCGGGCGCCTGGCACATCCGGCCGACCTTCTTTGCGCCAAGCCTGGGACTGACGGACCGGGCCTCGAGGGACCGGGCTCCGTATGACGTCTGGAGAGATCGCGGACACTTGGTCGCGACGCCGGGCGCGTCGGTCGACTACGCAGTCGTCGCCGAGCAGCTCTGTCAGCTTTGCGACGATTGGGATGTCGCCGCGATCGCTTTCGATCGGTGGCGGATGGATGTGTTCAAAACCGAGCTGTCGCGGCTCGGTCGCGAGCTCCCCCTGGTGGAGTTCGGCCAAGGCTACCGCGACATGGCTCCGGCGCTCGACGCGCTCGAGGGCGAGCTGATGGCGGAACGTATCCATCACGGCGGGCATCCGGTCCTGACCTGGTGCGCTGCTAACGCGGTCGCAACTCGGGACGCCGCCGGAAATAGAAAACTGGACAAAGCAAACGCGACCGGCCGCATCGACGGCATGGTCGCGCTCGCGATGGCGATCGGCGCCTGCGCGAAGGCCGCACCGAAGCTCGACGGACCGAGTGTCTACGAAGAGCGCGGCATCTTGACCATTTAACGAGGTTTCTGTGTCCTTTATAGATCGAATCATGCGACGTAAGAGCGTAGGGCAGACCGCGCTCGACCGTTTGATCATGCGCCTCGAGGGCACCAATTCCGCCTCGGGTGTTCACGTCAACGAAAAAACCGCGATGCGAGTCGCTGCGGTCTACGCTTGCGTTCGCGTGATCGCCGAGACGATCGGCTCAATGCCGTTGAATATGTACCGGCGCCGCACCGATGGCGGTCGCGAGCGCGCTCCCGAGCATCCCCTTCAGATCCTTTTGCACGATCGACCGAACTCCTGGCAGACCTCGCAGGAGTTCCGCGAAATGTTGACCGAACACGCGCTCCTCCGCGGGGCCGGGTTCGCGTATATCAACTGGCGCTCGCGCGCCTCAAACATCGTAGACGAGCTGATTCCGATTCACCCGGATCGCATTTCTATCAAGCAGCTCCCGGATATGCAGCTCGTCTACGAGCTTACCCGTGAACAAGGCGATCGCATTACCCTGCGCGCCGACGAGGTGTATACGCTCCGATATCGAACGAGCGACGGAGTGCAGCCTGTCGGCGTGATTGAATCCGGGCGCGACTCGATCGGCGTCGCCTACGCGACCCAGGAGTACGCGGGCCGTTTCTACCGGAACGACGCTACGCCTGGCGTCGTCTTGAAGCATCCGCAGAAGCTTTCTGCCGAGGCTGCGGGGCGACTGAAGGACACCTGGAACTCGGCCTACGCCGGAAGCGGAAACGCTCGCCGGACCGCGCTCCTCGAGGAGGGGATGTCGATCGAGCGGCTCTCGCTCTCGAACGACGACTCGCAGTTCCTCCAGACCCGTGAGTTTCAACGGTCGGAGATTGCGGGCCTGTTCCGTGTTCCGCCGCACCTGATCGGCGATCTCTCGCGCGCGACGTTCTCGAACATCGAGCACCAGTCGCTCGACTTCCTCGGGCATTGCATTGGTCCCTGGATGACGCGATGGGAGCAGTCGATCTCGCGCGATTTGATCACGGCGCCGAACACCTACTTCTCGAAGCTCTCACCCGAAGCGCTCCTCCGCGGCGATTTGAAGTCGCGATACGACTCTTACGCGGTCGGTCGGAATTGGGGATGGCTCTCGGTCAACGACGTCCGCCGACTCGAGGATCTCAATCCGATCGACGCGGGGGACGTGTATCTGCAACCGCTCAACATGACCGCGGCAGGAATGCCGCCGAATTCAGACGTCGCGCCGACCGGCGCGGCATGAGGACACGCAATGGAAACTAAACGATTTAACGTCGCCGCCGAGATCAAGGCGGTCGATGACTCCGGAGTGATCGAGGGCTACGGCTCCGTCTTCGGCAACCTCGACAGCTACAGCGACATCGTCGCGCCTGGCGCGTTCGCGAAGTCGCTCGAGGAGGCGAAGGCCTCCGGCCGGATGCCAGCGATGCTCTGGCAGCACAACCCCGACGAGCCGATCGGTGTCTGGACCGAAATGCGCGAGGACGATCGCGGGCTCTTCGTGAAGGGCAAGCTCGCCGATACGCAGCGCGGCAACGAGGCGCGCGAGCTGATCAAGCTCGGCGCTCTGACCGGGCTCTCGATCGGATACACGACTCGGTCATACCAGGTCGACCGCGAGCAGGACTCGCGAATCCTGACCGATGTTCAGCTCTGGGAAGTTTCTCCGGTGACATTCCCGGCAAATTCCGAGGCCCGGATTACGGGCGTCAAGGCGGGCGACATCAGCTCCCCGAAAGATTTCGAGAGGTTCCTGCGTGACGCCGGATTCTCTCGCAAAGAGGCCAAGCAAATAACCGCGCATGGCTTTGGTGACTCGGATCTGCGTGACGCAGAGACCGAAGACACAGCAGAAAACGACCTCGCCGATCACATCAAGCGAACGGTCGAGGAGCTCACATCAAAGTGAGCAAAACCATTCAATCATTTTTTAATCGAGGAAAATCAAATGTCTATTGAAGTCAAGGGCGCCGTCGATGCGCTCGCCAAGGTGGTCACCGACGAGCGCTCCGCTCGTGAGGTGTTCGAGAAGCGTTCGGATAGCGAGCGCCGCGAGTTCGAGGCCAAGGCCGACGCAGAGTTCGCCAAGGTTCAGAAGTCGCTCGAGGAAGTGAACGTCAAGCTCGGCCGCATCACGGTCGCGGGCGCTGGCGAGGGCAAGAAGGACGACGAGCACAAGTCAGCCTTCGTGAACTACATCCGCAACCCGCGCGACCAGAAGTCGATCGCGGCTCTCCAGGATGCCGAGCGCAAGGCCGTCTACACGACCGGCAGCGGCGGCTCGGCGGCGGGCGGCTACGCTGTCCCCGAGGAGCTGTCTCGCTCGATCATCACGCAGCTCACCAACATCTCGCCGATGCGTCAGGTGGCGAACGTGGTGACCGCGTCGAGCCCGGACTACAAGATCCTGGTCGACGTGCTCGGCACCGGCACCGCCTGGGCGGGTGAGAACGGCACGCGCTCGGAGAGCAACACGCCGAGCCTCGGCGAAGTGGCTCCGACGTTCGGCACGCTCTACGCCTACCCGAAGGCCTCGGAAGAGTCGCTCAACGACATCTTCTTCGATGTCCAGGGCTGGCTGACGAACTCGGTGTCGGTAGCTTTCGCCGCCGCCGAAGGCGTCGCCTTCACGACGGGCAACGGCACCAACAAGCCGACCGGCATCATGGCCGCGACGAAGAGCACCTCGGACGACGCCTCCCTGGCGTTCGGCTCGGTGCAGTACGTCGCGACCGGCGCTGCGGCTGGCTTCCCGGCGCTGTCGCTGACCTCGCCTGTGGCCTACCCGGCTGACAAGCTCGTCGACCTCGTCCACAAGCTGAAGGCGGGCTACCGCGCGAATGCTCGCTGGATGATGAACAAGGCGACCCTGGCGGTCGTTCGCAAGTTCAAGGACTCGGAAGCGAACTACCTCTGGCAACCGGGCATCGCCGCCGGGATGCCGTCAAGCCTCCTCGGCTACGCTGTGGTCGAGAACGAGGACATGGCGGACATCGGCGCGAACGCCTTCCCGATCGCCTTCGGTGACTTCCGCGCGGCCTACACGATCGTCGACCTCGTCGGCCTCCGTGTGACGCTCGACGAAGTGACGACTCCGGGACAGGTGAAGTGGATCTTCCGCAAGCGCGTCGGCGGCAAGCTCGCCGACAACCAGGCGGTCAAGGTCATCAAGTGCGCGACGACTTGATCTGACTGACGACAGGAGAGCGGGGCGGGAGGGCAACCTCCCGCTCCGTATCTTTCAATGAAAGCAATCTGCAAGATTCCCTTCCGCGGTGTCCCCGACGGGGCGCACCAGGTCCGATCGTTCAACGTCGGCGACGAGCTCGAGGGCGAGCTCGCCGAGGTGGCGGTCATCAATGGATGGGCAGCTCGAGACGGAGCGCCCGGTCCGCAAGAACACCAGGCGCTCGGCGGTGCGCCGGAACCCTTTCGCGAGACTGCGGGGCCGTCCCTGCGTCGTCGTCGCGAGCGGGCCTAGTCTTACCGCAGACGACGTCGACTACTGCCGCAATCGCGCGGCGGTCATCGTCGTCAACGACAACTACAAGCTCGCACCCTGGGCCGACGTGCTCTATGCCGCGGACCCCGAATGGTGGGATCTCCACCAGGGCGCGGCGAGCTTCAACGGTTTACGAGTAACGCAGGACGCCGGAGCCGCTAGACGGTGGCGCCTGCATTACATCGAGAGCGTCGATCGGCAGGGCTTCTCGCTCGAGCCTGGTCGAATACATCGCGGCGACAACTCGGGCTTCCAGGCGGTGAACCTTGCCGTCCTGGCGAGCTGCTCGCCGATCGTGCTGCTCGGCTTCGATATGAAGATGGGGGCGAAGAGACATTGGTTCGGGGATCATCCGGGCGCGCTGAACAAGGCGTCGCCTTATCAGATGTTCGCGTCGGCCTTCAACGAGGCCTCGCAGCGACATCCGGACCTCGAGATCTTGAACGCAACGCGCGACACGGCGCTCGAGTGTTATCCGAGAGTAGAACTGCGCGCGGTGATCTGACGGTCGCCTGTGTTCTCCGCTCCGGCGGGGACTACGGGATCGACTACGTCGAGCGCCTTCACCAGGGCGTCACCGCGCACCTCTCGATCCCGCACCGATTCGTGTGTCTTTCGGACGTCGACGTTCCGTGCGACCGGGTGCCGATCCTGCGGTCCTGGTCGGGGTGG